GAGCTCCTCCCACAGGGAATCTTCCTCTTCATTTCCCGTGATGGCAGGAGGTGGCACGCATGAGAGCGGAAAAAGCCGACGCAATCTTGGAATATGTCTGTGACAACCTGTGCCGCTATCCAGCAGAGTACAAAGATTCTGATGATCTGTGGAAAGAGCAGTGTGACAGATGCAGGCTGAGAGAATTGTTAGAGGAAGGAGAAGACGATGACTGAATACATCAGTAAAAATGCAATAAAAGACGCGATCAATAAAAAAGCACGAGCAGAGTTTACTTTGAGGGATGATTATTTGCAACTTATCAAGGATTTCCAGATGGCGCTTGATGTTATTGAAAACATCCCTGCCGCCGATGTGAAGCCTGTAAGGCGTGGTGGATGGAACTGGATTACACTGCGCGATGATTTCCCACAGGACGTCGGTGAGTATAGGTGTAGCTGTTGTGGCATTGAACGTCCGATTGTTTACCCACTTAATTATTGTCCCAATTGTGGCGCAGACATGAGAGAGGAGGAAGACGATGGCTGAATACATCAACAGAGACGAGTTCATTAAATCTCAGTGTCACAGTTGCGATGGCTATTGTGATGTCATCGAATGTGATTGCCTAAACTGCAAACACGAGTGCAGGTGTGATACTATAGCCGATCTTTTGGATTATCCAGCCGCCGATGTGCGGCCTGTTGTACGGGGCGAGTGGGAAGAAGAGGATTCCGCTTCAAACCGCTGGTCATTTAGGTGTTCTGTTTGTGGGGAAGGCGGTCGCGGGTATAAATTCAACTTCTGCTCCAACTGCGGGGCTGATATGAGGGAGGAGAATGACGATGGCTGAGTACATCAAGAGGGAAGACGTAATTGAAAAACTGACAGGGCTTTTCCAGCTTCAAGCGGAAACCGCAAAGGCGATTATCGAATCAATTCCCACCGCCAATGTGCGGCCTGTGGTGCAAAACGAAAAGAAGATACTTGATGTGACTTGTGGAAGTAGACAAATATGGTTTGACAAAAAAGAGCCGCACACTATTTACTGCGACAGACGAGAAGGAAAATTTGAGATAGATGTCAAAGGAGAAAATCCGCATCACAAGACGTTAGAAATCACACCTGATGTCATTTGCGACTTCACAGATTTGCCGTTTGATGACGATTCTTTTTCGCTTGTTGTTTTCGACCCACCGCACGTAGAACACCTGTCAAGTGCATCATGGATGTATAAAGCGTTTACATCTCTTGATGGCGATTGGAAACCTATGATCCGCAAGGGCTTTGAGGAATGTATGCGCGTGTTGAAGCCTGACGGTGTGCTTGTGTTCAAGTGGTCGGATGTATCAATCAGCACACGCGAGATCATAAATGTGATTGGGCAAGAGCCGCTGTTTGGCCACAGAAGCGGCAAAAAGATGAACACGCATTGGATGTGCTTCATGAAGTTCGATGACCACCCCAACTGCGGGGTGAGAATGGGCGGTGATGACGATAGCTAAACTACCAAAATACTTTCATTTTCGCGTGCTTTATGGCAAAGCAGAAATTGGAATACAGGATGTTTCCGACCACGATTTTGTAGAGGTTGTGCGGTGTAAGGATTGTGCATGGTGTCGAGCAGGATATTGCGAGAAGTATGACGATTTAATTCCGTTCGGCTGTGAATTGCCGTGGGAAGATTGGTTTTGTGCTGACGGAAAGAGGAGATAATGATGTATGACAATCTTGTGAATCGGCTACACAGATATTCCGAAAGCTGTGTAGCATACAAACTCGATGCGGACTTTGCCAGTGCTGTACAGGAAGCCGCCGATGTGATAGAGCGAAAAGACGCTATTCCGGTTGAATGGATGGTGGAAAAACTAACCGGGCATCCTGAGCTTTCGTATACATTTACAGATGGAATAATCAGCGTTATTGATGCGTGGAATAAAGAGAACGGGATAACTTTAACTGCTGGGCTAACATGAGGGAGGAAAACTGATGTATGACGAACTGATAAAACGGCTAAGAGAAGTCGAAGAAATGCTAAAGATGGCGCAATTCAGAGAAGCTGCGATCTTAATCGAGCAAGCCGCCGATGCCATAGAGGAACTGCAAAAGCTGAACTACGAATTGCTGTTCCGATGCAGTCAAGCCGAGGCACTGATTGACTATTATCAGACAGGAAAACTGCCAAGTAACGAGCTGCCGAAGGAGAGTGAATCATGACCGTGCAGAAGATCATCCCTTGTATTTGCTGTGCCGATGATTATGAGGAGATGTCGCTAAACAACAGTTTTTATGGGATGCCGTATCTGACGGTGCAAAACAGCCTTAAAGACCATCGTCAGTTCTGGACGTGGTGGTGTCCAAAATGTGGAAGAGGTGGAAAGTTTTTACAGTTCGCTTCACCGTATTTAGCTTTGAAGGATTGGAATGAACTGCAAACAAGTCTGAGATATGATCCGTGGGAAGAAGTTATTCCTTTGGAAGAAACGGAGAGTGAATCATGAGCGGATATAAGCACGGAGGTTGGATAAACAACAGGCATTTGTATAATGTTTGGAGCGATATGCTGTCGAGATGCCGCAACACAAACCACAAGCAATATAAGGACTACGGAGGCAGAGGCATAACCGTTTGCGAAGAGTGGAAAGACTTCCCCACTTTTAGAGAGTGGGCTTTCGCAACGGGATATGTTGACGGTGACAACAGAGAGAAATGCACAATTGATCGCATAGATGTAAACGGAAACTATGAACCGAGTAATTGCCGTTGGGCTAATCGCAAAGTGCAGATGAACAATAGGAGAGTTAATGTGCTTTTGACTTACAACGGCGAAACGAAAACGCTTGCTCAATGGGCAGATGCGCTTGGCATTTGCTATAGCACTATTACGAGCCGATATTGTAGAGGTTGGAGCATAGAACGTATTGCAAATACGCCTGTTAGGACATACGGGAAGGAGAGAGCGTAGTGTCTTTACTAATCAGGGGCATGGAGATGCCGTCGTGCTGTATGTTTTGCCCGCTATCCAACAGCTGCGGCTGCGGCCTGAATAATCCACCTGTCCTCATGACTTCAAAGGAGATGATCGCTGACCGCCCAGACTGGTGCCCACTGGTCGAACTCCCACCGCACGGACGGCTTGGTGACCTTGACAGACTGGAGCAGATGTTTGTTGACATTGACAACGCCCCATACAGCGCATTTGACGGCGAGGAGCCTTTTTATTCTGCCGAAGATGCCGCACAGATAATCAGACTATCCCCCACTATCATCCCGGCAGAGGAGGGCAAGCAATGAAAGACCCTTGTGCGAAATGCAAAATCAAAAAATTCTGCCGGGAGCAGCCGGAAGATATGTCTTGTGAAGACGTAAAGAGACTGTGGAAAGTCGGAGACGAAAATGGGGAAGAGGAGGGCGAGTGATGAATTGCCGAAATTGTAAAGCTGATTGTGCAGAAAAAGGAACTGATCACGAAAAGAAATCTTGTCTTGGATATTTGTCAATGACCAACGCAGACCGAATACGTGCTATGACGGATGCGGAACTTGCTGAATTTATGTGCCACAACGTTTCAAACGGAACAGTTAATTGCGCATTTTGTGGAGCGGCAGAGTTTTGACGCATGGGTCACAACGGTTGGCTCGACTGGCTGAAGGAAGAGGTGAAAGATGAGTAACAATCCATCTCAACCATTTAGCAATGGCTCTGAATATGAGTTTTTCAGATACAATTTCTGCGAAAGATGCCGAAATCAAAAATTAAGGGATGATGGTTTCCCTGAGTTTCCAGATAAAGGCGGTTGTCCTATTCTGGACGCAACGGAAAACGCAAGATTTGACATCTCACAGTATCCATCAGAATGGATAAGAGAATTGAGAAGTGCGGAAAACAACACTGTTTTATGTTGGCATTATTGCATTAGATTCAGCAATGAAGATTACGAAAATGTGATGATACCTTATTTCAATCTCATGAAAAGAAGCCTCTTTAGTATGGAAGAAGCCAAAGGAGAAAAATGAGAACACTTGAAGATCGAAAGAAGCAAGCGCAGTGTGAGATTGACACTGCTCTCGCAAAACGGCACAGAGCTTGGCAGATGTGGCAAGATGCCGAAGAAGAACTCGCCGTGGCAAGAATGAAGCTGGCAGATATTTCAGACGAGGAAGGTAAAAGAAAATGAATGTGAAACTTGACGAAGGAGCATATATGCCAGAGAGAGCGCATCCTACTGATGCCGGGTTAGACTTGAGATGCCGGGAAGATGTGATGCTATGGAAGGGTGGCTCTGCTGTCGTTGACACTGGCGTTCATGTGCAGTTACCGCATGGATGGTATGGGAGTGTTACCAACAAGAGCGGCTTGAACGTGAAGCATGGAGTTGTTGTACCGGAAGGGATCATTGACGAGAACTACACCGGGAGCATTGCCGTGAAGCTCTACAACTTTGGCGAACAGTGCTACCACTTTAACAAAGGAGACAAGGTTGCACAGCTTGTCATTTCTCGCTATTCAACGCCAGAGCTTGAGCTTGTGGATGAATTGGAAGAAACCGACAGGGGCGACAACGGTTTTGGGAGTACCGGACGATGAGAGAAATAACTCAGTACGACATTGTTATGAGCGACCTGAAGAGGCTCAATAGTTGGAAGTTCGCAATCGTTCAGTTGACATCGGAGCTGGAGACACTGGAAGTTGAGTATGCATCAATCAAGGCAACAAACTTCGACAAGATGCCGACCGGGACTGGAGAAAACGCACAGGAAGAAAAGCTGGTGTCAGTCATTGCAAGGAAGGATGAACTGAAAGCAAAGCTAGAACTGAACCAGCGGAAGGTCGCAGACTTGGAGAGACTGCTTGACCAGCTATCGGATGACGAGCGAAGGATCATTGACCGCATGGTTATCAGCCAAGAGATGTATGCCGTTGACAGCCTTGCTAAGGAGCTGGGCTTTGAGGCAAGGCACATCTACAACAAGAGAAGTGCCGCATTGCGGCATCTGTGCCAACTGCGATACGGAGCGGCGTATCAACCATGAGGCTGATTGTTTACCTAAACAACTCCGATCAGTTTATCAACATCGCCGCAGACAGTATTGAAAGGCAAGAGGAGTTTATTTTCGCATATTCCGAAGGAAAGCTCGTGGGTGTGTTCGATGTCGGAGTTGTCGCTGTTGCCTATCTGAGTGAGAAGAAATGATCAAAGCCCTGAGTGCAAAAGCTCAGGGCTTTACTGATAGCAGAGATATTTCTAAAAAATTTCTGAAAACAGTAAAATAATGCTTGACAATTACTAAATTCAGTAGTAAGATTAGGCTACAATAAATCGAAAGGGGTACACCACAATGACAATCAAAGAGATGTTCAAGAAGATCGAAGCCTACAACGAGGTTGCCGAGATCATGAGAACCGATAAGGCGAGACTGAGCTTCACATACGACTCCCACTGGGGCGAGAAGTTTGACAGCTTCCAGAGCTTCCGCAAGTGGATCAGAAGAGAGCTTGCCAAAGAGATTGCGGACTTCGTACTCAGCTCGAACGAGTTCGAGATGGACAAAGAGATCGAGTTCAGATTCACCGATAGATTCGGATGGAACTTTGAAGTGACAGTTGGAACTTACCTCGTATCCTAACCGATGAGAGCTGGATGGCAACCAGCCGAAACCGCCAAGGGCGGTCTTAGGAAGCCAGAAGGGAGATGCAGATATGCAGTATTCAATTCCTGAATGCAACATGGAGAGTCTTGAGCGGAAGCTCACTCGCATCAAGAACAAGTGTGCGAAGTACGGCAACGACTTCCGCTATGAGCGGATCGGCGAACACTTTGAAGAGGTGACCTTCCACGAGGAGATCGGATGCGACTTCAATGGTCAGCCGATCTACAGGGAGTACAAGGAGATCGTTAAGTACATCGATATCGATGTCGAGGGAGATGCCGCAATCAACGGTTGGAAGTATGCGGCGAGTCTTGAGTTCACGGAAGCTGGCAACATCATTGCTGGCGTGGCTGGTCTTGAGATTCCTGAGCGGTACTACTCCTGCGATCCTTGGTGCGAACACTGCAAGACCATGAGAGACAGACGGCACAGTTTCATCGTCTTCAACGAGGAGACTGGTGAGTTCAAGCAGGTCGGCAAGTCTTGCCTGAGAGATTTCACAGGCGGTCTGAGCGCAGATCAGGCGGCTCTGTTCGAGAGCTTCTTCAAGGAGCTGGAACAGGCAAGCGAGTTCCACGGTGGCAACGGCAAGACCTACTTCAACGTTCGCAACTTCATGGCATACCTCGCTGAGACGATCAGAATCTATGGATACTGCAAGCGTGACGGCTACAACCTCAGCACCGCAGACAGAGCCGAAGAGCTTTACCGGAGCGCAAACAAGATGCGCATTCCGCAGAGCGCAGAGGATCGTGTCAGAGAGGCGAAGAGCAAGGGCTTTGACATTACCAAGAGCGTTGAGACCGCCGATGCGGTTCGCAAGTGGGTTATCGGTTGTGAGAAGAACGACAATTACTACCACAACCTGAAGGTCGCTTGCAAGCTAGAATATGGTGACTACACAGTCGTTGGTCTTCTGGCTTCCGCTTTTCCGACCTACAACAGGGAGCTTGAGTACGAAGCCGAGCGGAGAGCAAAGGAAGCGAAGGAAGCCGCTGAACGTGCGAGAAGCTCTTGGATGGGTGAGGTCGGAGACAGGATCAGCTTCAAGATCGCAGATGCGTTCGCAGTCACGAGTTGGGAAACCCAGTGGGGAGTTACCAGAATCTACAAGATCGTGAACGAGGCTGGACAGGTCGCAACATGGAAGACCAGCGCATGGATCGATGACAGCGACATCGGAAAGACCATCAAGGGAACGGTCAAGGAACTGAACGAGTACAGAGGGGTCAAGCAGACCGAACTGATTCGGTGCAAAATCGCATAAAGAACAAGCTGGGCGAAACGGCTATACGAGCAGAAAGGAGAACCCAATGACAAGACAGCAGAAGTACCCGGACACGGAGACCTTCCACTATTACAATCACAACCCAAAGAACCGCATCACTGGGGACTGTGCAATCAGGGCGATCAGTTTAGCGACTGAGATACCATACAACGAAGTGGTTATGGGACTGGCGAAGTTGCAGTGCGAAACCGGGTACGATGCAATGGACAACATCCAGAGGTACATGGAGAGTATCGGCTGGGTGAAGCACAAACAGCCGAGGAAGGAAGGTGGCTACAAGTTTCCGGGGTACGAGTTTTGTTCAGTTCAGCAACTGTTCCTCGATGAGGATGACAAATACGTTGAGGAGATCGGTGTGTTCATGAGCAAGAGGATTGTGGCAAACATTGGCGGCAATCACATGGTTGCAATCATCAACGGCAAGGTCAACGACACTTGGAACAGCACGGATGGGTGCATCGGCAATTACTGGACGAAGAATCCACTGCGGTGAGAGGAGAGTGACTGATGAGGCAGGTGTGGAAGATCATAATCTGGACATGGAACGGAGAAGGGAATGAGCCAGAGACCCACCAGTTCTTCAACGAGATGATCGCAAAAGCGGCGTTCAGGGCAATGCAGGTCAGCAAGGACACACTGCAGATCGACCTGTACGAGTGCTTGGTAAACAAGTATGAGCAAGTGGTGGACAAGAAACTGATCGGCAGAAAGGACTGATTGCAAAAAGATTTCATAGACAACCAGAGAAAGAGGTGATATAGTCCAAAGATGAGGAGCTGTCCGGAAGGGCGGCTCTTTTCATGTTACCGAACAGGTGCAATCCCTGTCGGTAACACCATGCATTACGTTGACCTCTTGCGTGATGCACCAAAAAGGAAAGCGTGACCTATGGTCAAGGGTGGGGAACTCTTAGGATGCAGAGGTGGGGGCAAGTTTCCCAGAAGAGGCTATCAAAGTGACCGTTTAAATGACAGCTTAGAGGACAAAGGAGAGGGTTCAAATTGCCACCAATACAAAACCTGATTGGAACGCAATAAGAGCTGAATACATCGCTGGCGGTATCAGTCAGCGGAAACTTGCTCGTAAGCATGGTGTGTCAGAGGCGACTATCATGCAAAAGGCGAACCGAGAAGAATGGAGACGGCTTAGAGACGAAGCCGAGAGCAAGAGCATAGCAAGAACAAAGCAAAAGACAGCAGAGGTTGTCGCATCGAATGCTGTGAAGATCGAAAAAGCGAAAGGACTGGCGATTGACCGGATCATCAAGGTGCTGGAGTCGATGCCAGACACGAACGCAACGAACCTGAGAGAGTATGCGCAGAGGGATGGAAAGCGGCAGACAGTCGAGTACAACCTGCTGGAACTGGTGACGGCTCTGGAAAAGATGAGCAAGAGCGATGACACCAAGGAAACGAACGACACAGTGAAGGTGATTATCGATGTCTGAGGTGAGGCTTTCCAGTTTGCTGGGTTCTAGCTGGTTCGGACTGGCGAGAGATGTGTTTGAACATGGTCACACGCATTACGATCTAAGCGGCGGCAGAGGATCGCTGAAATCGACAACGATTTCGATTCTCGTTCCGTTACTGTTAATTCAGCATCCTGATACTCATGCGCTGGTGCTGAGGAAGGTTGGGAACACTCTGCGTGATTCTGTGTATGCTCAGTACATCTGGGCGATTGGTGAGCTTGGCATGGCATCGTACTGGGATGCCAGAAAGACACCGATGGAGCTGGTCTACAAACCGACAGGGCAGAAGATCATGTTCCGAGGCGCAGATGACCCAATGAAGATCAAATCGATCAAAGTTCCGTTCGGATACATTGCAGTAACGCACTTTGAAGAGAAGGATCAGTTCGCAGGTCGTGCAGAGATCAGAACGATCTTGCAGTCAACGATGCGTGGCGGTTCGCAGTTCTGGAACTTCGAGAGCTACAACCCACCGATCAGCCGTGATAACTGGGCAAACCTCGACACTCAGGAAGAACGCTCAGACAGGATGTGCCACAAGTCCACATATCTGGAAGCACCGGAAGAGTGGCTTGGAGAGCAGTTCATTGCTGAGGCAGAGTACCTAAAGGAGAACAACGAGAAAGCATACCAACACGAGTACCTCGGCATTCCTGTTGGTACAGGCTCGGATGTGTTTGAGAACATCGAAGTGAGGGAGATCACAGACGAGGAGATCAACACGTTCGACCGCATCTATAACGGCGTTGACTGGGGCTTTTATCCTGACCCTTGGGCTTTCAATCGATGTGCATACAACAGCGCACAACAGGAGCTGTTTATCTTTGACGAGCTGGAAGCGAACAAGCTTGGAAACAAAGAGACGGCTGATATGCTGATCGATCACGGAATCACAAGAGAGGATGCAATCACCGCAGACTCGGCAGAGCCGAAGTCTGTTGCAGACTACAAGAAGTACGGTCTGAAGTGCATTGGTGCAGAAAAGGGAGCTGGAAGCGTTGAACGATCAATGCAGTGGCTTCAGCGGTTGAACCGGATCGTGATCGATCCGAAGCGGTGTCCACGCACAAAGGACGAGTTTATCCGGTACGAATACGACCGCAACAAGGATGGCGAGATCATGACTGGCTATCCAGACAGAGACAACCACCACATCGATGCTGTGCGCTACGCCACAGAACGAATCTGGAAGAGAACAGGATACGCTGGGCGGTCAGAGACAACGCTGTACAGACCGCTCTGGAACTGAGGAGATGAAGAGATGCTGACATACCAAGATTATCTTTTAGTAGGCGACAACGAGAAAGAGCGTATTGACTTCGTTCGCAACGTTATCAACCAGCACCAAGCGTCCGAAGCATACAGAGCGGCAAAGCTGGGCAAGGATTACCTTGAACACCGCAACACGACAATCATCAATTACCAGAAGCTATTATACACGATGAGCGGCAAGGCTGTTCCTGATAACTTCAGCGCAAACTACAAGATTCCGAGCAACTACTTCAACCGCTTCGTAACACAGCAGACGCAGTACCTACTTGGCAACGGTGTCACTTGGAAGAACGAAGGGACAGAGGAGAAACTTGGTAGAGACTTTGACACGCAGCTTCAGAAACTGGCAAGGAACGCTCTGGCGATGTCACAGTCTTTCGGTTTCTACAACCTTGACCATGTGGATGTGTTCAATCTGCTTGAGTTCGCTCCTGTCTACGATGAGGAGAATGGGGCGTTGATGCTTGGTGTCCGCTTCTGGCAGATAGATGCAAACAAGCCGCTTAGAGCAACGTTCTACGAGATTGACGGCTACACCAATTATATCTGGCATGACGGTGAAGGGCAGATTCTCAGAGACGAGAACGGCAATGATATTGGACGCAAGAGACCGTATAAGCTGAATGTCGGCGAATCTGAAGCAGATGGCACAGAAATCTATTCAGGAGAAAACTACCCGGCATTTCCTATTGTACCGCTTTGGGGCAACCCGGCTCACCAGAGTGAGCTTACAGGCTTGAGAGAGCAGATTGATGCTTACGATCTCATCAAAAGCGGCTTCGCTAATGACCTTGATGACGCAAGCCAGATTTACTGGACGATCCAGAACGCTGGCGGTATGGACGACATAGACCTTGTTAAGTTTCTTGAACACATGAAAACGGTCAAAGCTGCTGTCGTAGAAGACGGAGGAGCTACTGCTGAATCGCACACCATCGAAGTGCCGTACAACAGCAGAGAAGCGTTGCTGGACAGGCTTGAAAAAGACTTGTACAAAGACGCAATGGCACTCAATACTTCAGAGATCGCAGACGGCGCAATTACAGCTACTCAGATTCGTGCTGCATATGAACCTCTGAACAGCAAGACCGATCAGTTTGAGTACTGCATTATTGAATTCATTCAAGGGCTTCTTGCTGTCGCTGGTATCGAAGACGATCCAACGTTCACCCGGTCAACGATCATCAACGCAAAAGAAGAGCTTGAAATGCTGCTGCAAGGATCGCAGTACCTTCCTGAAGACTATGTCACGCAGAAAGTCCTGACGCTGCTTGGCGATGGTGACAAAGCAGAGGAGATTCTCAAGCAGATTGAAGCTGACGATATGGAGCGGATAAATAGCGCAGATCGCACGAAAGAAGTAAACCGTGCAAACACACCAGAGCAGCAGTAAAAACACGAGATCGCTAAATCTCGCAGCGAGAACAGGTGGTTAAATGGCTGACCTTGGGCATGAACTTACTGACAAAAAACTGAAAGCTCTTGAGAAGAGGGTAGCCGAGGAATATAAGATTGCCCTTGCAGACATGGAAGAGAAGCTGCGCAAGTACCTTGAAGAAACAGAGGTCAAACGCCAGTATTGGGAAGGGCTGTGGAAAGCTGGAGAAATCACTGAGAGCGAATACAGGACTTGGTGCTACAACCACACGATGGTGGGCAAGCGTTGGGAAAAGATGCGTGATGTTCTTGCGGAAGACATGGAACACGCAAACGAAATCGCATTGAAGATTGCTCACAAAGAAATGCCTGATATCTATGCGCTGAATGCCAATTATGAGATGTATCACATTGAGCATGGCGGCAAAATAGAAACAGGATTCACGCTATATTCGCACGATACAGCAGAGTATCTGCTTGGCGACCAGCGCCAGCTAATGCCGAAGCCAAGCGCAAAGAAAGCCGCACAGATCGCAGCGAATGAAAGTATGCAGTGGAACAAACAGAAGATTCAGTCTGCCGTTCTTCAAGGCGTTCTGCAAGGAGAGAACCCTGTTAAAGTTGCGCAGCGTCTACAGTCAGTTGCTCAGATGAATTACAATGATGCCGTTCGGTACGCACGGACAATGACAACCTCTGCGCAGAATGCTGGTCGGTATGAAGCAATACACGAAGCGACAAGACTTGGCGTTGATCTCACAATCGAATGGCAAGCGACTCTCGACCACAGGACAAGACACGCTCACAGACAGATGCACGGTCAGCGGACAGAGGTTGATGAGCCGTTCCACACTCCTGATGGGTATACCATTTACTACCCGGCAGACTGCACTGGAAGAAGCACTGCACCGCAGCACGAAATCTGGAACTGTCGCTGTACTTTACTCGCATGGGTGAAAGGCTACGAGCCTGAAACTGTCAGAAGCTCACCAAAAATGGGAGACATGACTTACGAAGAATGGCTTGAAGAGAAACCTGTAACAAAACCGCTACCGACCGACCCGGAAGAGAAAAAAGTCGCTTCAAAAGCGACCAAAAAGCCGAAAGAAAACGAAAAAGCATTTCAATCCAGATTTGAGCCAGCCAAGGACATCAAAGAGGCAGAAAACTTTATAAAGCAAATCGTAAACGCAAACGGATTTGGAGCTTTGGGAGTTGATTACACTGGCATTGATCTTGAGGTCGCCAATATTGTCAATAAAACACTGATCGATCTGTATGATGAATTCAACGTTCCAATGCTTGGCGGTGTTGTTGCACCAGCAGGGAATACCAAGCTCGGAAAACAGATACAGAATGCAACTGCTGCATATTCTCCTATAAGAAACAGTTTTCTGCTTAACAGGAAGTCATTAAAAAATGTAAAAACAGCAGAAAAGGCTCTTTTGGCTGAAAAGAATGCTGTCTCTGATATTTTAACACATCCAGAAAGATATGATCTTTCAAAGGCATCCTCACAGCTTCGAAGAGTCATTGAAGCATCGAGAGAAAGCGGAAGAGGTACAGTTCCTGAAACGATTCAAGACGTCCTCTCACATGAGTTCGGTCATGCACTTGAAAAGCAGATAAAAAGGAGTGATTCCTTTGAACAGATCAAGAACAATATGCCAGAGTATGCACGAAAAATCTCTGGGTATGCCTCGGAAGATATTTCAGAATACATTGCAGAGAGCTTTGTTTCATGGAGAAAAGGAGAAACGCTCATCGACCCAGTTCTTAAAACCGCCTTTGAAGGGTTAAGGAGAAAAACATGAAAGATGATTGGATAGCGGACGATTTCACTGGTCTCGCTGAAGAAATCAAAAAGATAAAAAAAGATAATGGAAATCATCATTGAAGAAGATCACTCTGATGAAGTGCTGCGAGAGCTTGAACACAAAATAAAAGCTGCGCTCACAGCTTGCGGTCAGCAAGCACAGTCTCACGCTCAACAGAATGTTGCTGCCGCAGGTCGAGTCGATACTGGAAAGCTGCAAAACGGAATGGAGAGCAAAGTAAAAGGCGACACTTGCTATGTCGGCACGAATGTTGAGTATGCAGCTTATCACGAACTCGGAACAGGCATATACGCTGGCGGCTCTGGCTGGTGGGTATACGTTCCGGGAGGTGGTGGTGGCGGTGGCAGCGGCAAGCGATACACAAGGGAAGAAGCTGCTAAAATCGTCGCAAGGATGCGAGCGCAAGGAATAGACGCTCACATGACTCAGGGTATCGCTCCGATACATTTCCTCAAGAATGCACTTGCGGATAATATCAGCGAATACCAGTCAATCATCGAAGAGTACCTAAATAAATAACTTATTTGGAAGACACTCGTGTCTTTATCCACTGTTTGTTGCAAGCAGTGGTTTTTTTATTGGTAAAACCAGCGAAGAACCGCTGTTTTTATAAATTACGAACAACGAAGCAACGTTGCCGAAGAAAAGGAGTAAATGTCATGGCACTTACACGCAAATTCCTGTCAGCTCTGGGAATTGATGCTGACAAAGTGGACGAAATCATTAACGCCCACGCAGAAACTGTTGACGGCTTGAAAGAGCAGGTCAGGCAGTTCAAAGAGGATGCTGAAAAGCTCCCCACAGTCCAGAAGCAGTTGGACGAACTCAAAGCTGCCGCTGAGAAAAGCGACAAAGACCCATTCAAAGTGAAGTACGAAGCGATCAAGGAAGAGTTTGATTCCTTCAAGAAGGGCATCGAAGCAAAGGAAACTAAGAGCAAGAAAGAAGCTGCATACAAAGCTCTTTTGAAAGGTGCTGGCGTTTCCGAAAAGCGCATTGACGCAGTGCTGCGAGTAACAGACCTCGATGGAATGAAACTTGACGCAGACGGCAATCTTGAGAACGCTGACGACCTCAAAAACAACATCAAGGAAGAGTGGGCAGACTTCATCGTCACGAGTGGGCAGAAGGGCGCAGATACACCCACCCCACCGAAAGGCGGCGGCAAGACCTTTAAAACCAAGGAAGAAATCATGGCAATCAAAGACACTGCTGAACGGCAGAAAGCGATTGCCGAAAATCACGAATTGTTTGGATTTTAAGAAAGGAAGGTAAAATACTATGCCCGATCCGACCCCGATTTATGTAGAAGCAGAAACCAATCTTATCAAAGCCCAGCAGATGGCGAAAGTCCGTGAAGTTGACTTCGTCCAGCAGTTCACCCACAACAGCCTTGCGAAGCTGATGGAAGTCCTCGGCGTTACTCGGAGAATTCCGATGTCCGAAGGAACGACCATGTACTATTACACCACCACCGGGACGCTCCAGAGCGGTGCTGTTCCTGAGGGAGAAATCATCCCGCTGTCCCAGTATCAGCGCAACAAAGTCCCTATCGGTGAGATCACCCTGAACAAGTGGCGCAAAGCCACCAGTGCCGAAGCTATCAAAAAGAGCGGCTATAACGAAGCGGTTGTCGAAACCGATGCCAAGCTGCTTCGTGATGTGCAGAAGGGTGTCCGTACCAGCTTCTTCAACTTCATTAACGGCACGATCACTGGCTCAGCTACTGCGACTGGTGTTGGTCTTCAGGCTGCGCTTGCGAACGCTTGGGGCAAACTTCAGATCGCTTTTGAGGATGACGCTGCTGAAGCGGTCTACTTCGTCAACCCTGAGGATATGTCCGCTTATCTGGGCAGCGCACCCATCACGCTCCAGAACGCCTTCGGTATGAATTACATTGAGAACTTCCTCGGTCTCGGCACTGTTGTGATGGCTTCTCAGATCACCAAAGGCACGTTCATTGCCACCGCCAAGGAGAATTTCATCCTGTACTACCTCACGATGAACGGCGATGTTGCCAACGCCTTTGACCTGACCGCTGACGAGCTTGGCTTCATCGGCATCAAGTCTGGTTACCAGACCCACGAGAGAGCGCAGATAGAGTCCCTCGTTATGGACGGAATCCAGCTTCTCGTTGAGTACGCTGGCGGCGTTGTCAAAGGCACGATCACCGCTTCCTGATAAGTTATGGCAGCTCGTAAAACGTTCACGGTCGACTGGATCGGCGGTGTATGCGTGAGGGAAAAAGCCAGCAAGGACTCCAGAGTCCTTGCTGTGCTTCCTTACGGCGAGAAGGTCACTCTTGACCCAAAAGTTGAAGCACCTGCAGGCTGGGCGGCTGTTTCCGGTGGCGGCTTTACAATGCAGCAGTATCTCAAATGATTGGAGGCGGTTGAAGTGCTTACTGAACTCTGCCAAGAACTGCGGAACTGGTTCGACCTTGACCGCAGATTCGGCACGTTTACAATCTCAGGCGGTGCTTTGACCGCCGATTTCTTACAGCCAAATCAGTACTTCCGCATCGTGGGCAGCGTTTTCAATGACGGAGTACATCAGTACGGAGTTGACACTCTTACTGATGAAACGTTTGATGGTGCAGTCTGGGCGTTGGGCATTCCTAAAGCTGTCATCGATCTTGCAGCAGAAATCAGCACTTGGCAGTCAAAGTATGGTGCTGATTCACCTGCGATGAGTCCGTATGTGTCCGAGAGCTTTGGCGGCTACTCATACAACAAGGGCAGCAACACAGTTGGTGGCAACAGTTACACTGGCTCAAGCTGGAAAGATGCCTTTGCAAGCCGCCTGAACAAGTGGAGGAAGATATGAGCCTTTTAGACGATGCGTTTGAAACGTTTGAAATGTTAGACCGAACAACCGTGGAAGACGGCTATGGCGGCATCATTACCACATACAATGCCGGAGCGAAGTTCCAAGCGGTTGCGGTGTTCAACAACTCCACAGAAGCAAGGGTCGCCGCTGTCCAAGGAGCTTTTGACCGCTACAGGATCACAACCAGAAAAGCGGTCAACTTGCAGTACCACGATGTCATCAGGCGGCTGTCTGACGGAAAGATTTTCAGGGTCAAGACAGACGGAGACGATGTCAAGACTCCTCTTTCAGCGTCTCTGAATATGCGCCAAGTGGATGCTGAAGAATGGGAGCTTGATGCGGAGGAAGGTCATGAACAAAGCACAAGCAATCCATGAGTTCTGGTCATCGTTTCAGCTTAAAGCAATAGACGAAGCAAGCTCTTATGATACTGCAATGTCGCTCCCGGATAAATATATCACCTACGAAGTGCAGACTGCTAACTTCGGAGAACCAGTAGCCCTTACCGCATCGCTCTGGTATCGCTCTACTTCATGGGCAGAAATCTCACAGAAAGCTGACGAAATAGCTGCTGCTATCGGCTATGGCGGCAAGGTGATTTCTGTAGATGACGGCTATATCTGGGTCAAGCTCGGCTCGCCCTTCGCTCGGCG